ACCGTTCACGATATGCAACAAGGTGCGGACGGCGTGTATCGAGTTGCGGATTCCGTGAAGCAGTCTAGCGGCACAATGAAATCTTCGATGTCTGGGCTAAGGGACGTAATCTCCGAGTTGTCATCCAAATTCGGTCAGTTACGTTCCACGGCGGTGGATGCTTTCTCTCGATTGATGACAGCTTCGCGTCAAGCATCGGATGCACTTACGCAAAACGCCGGACATATGCGAACTGAGTTGGATACCATTCGCAAGGGATTCGACTTTACGCAACTACAGTTTGCCGGACAGACGCTTCAAGACTTTGGGCAACGCGTCACTGGATTCTTTGGCACGGCGATAAAGTCTGCCGCCAGCTTCGACCAGAACATCACGAATACGGCGGCATCGCTAAACTCGAACTTCCCTAGTGCGGTTGGGATGTCCAAAAAGGCTATCGACGATCTAACGAAGTCGATGGGTGGTATCTACCAGAACGGTAAAATCCAGCTAAGTACGCAAGAGATCGCGGACATGAACGCCGAGGCAATTAAGCTGGGTAAAAGCGGCTTCTTTAGCGCGACCCAAGTTTCAGATTCGATGAACACGTTAGCGAAGCAAGGCTCCTTCTATAAACAGATTATGGGCGGCGCAATCCAAACGGTCTCCCAGGTCGCGGCAGCTAACCAAGAGGACATCAACCAAACCGCGAACGTCGTTTCGGACGTTGTACACCAAATGGGCGGAGAGTTAAGAAACGAATTTGGCCCGAGCATGACGAAACAATTCCAGGGTATCGGTGATGCGATGACATCGGCAATGCACCACGGTCGATTGTCGATGAAGGACTTTCTTAACTCGATGAAATACTTCGGGCCGCAAGCCTCGAATATGGGACTATCGATTAAGGACTTGTCGGCTGGTATCGCATTGTTCGCTGACCACGGCATCAAGGGTTCCCAAGCGGGTACTGGATTCCGACGTATGTTGCTGAATTTGAACCCGACTACCGCGAAGGCGCAAGCCGAAATGCAAAATTTGGGGCTAGTTACGGCAAGCGGCGCAACCGTATTTTTCGATGCGGCCGGAAAGATGAAACCGCTGGCCGAAGTCCAGAAGATTCTATACGACCATACGAAGAATCTTACCCCGGTCATGCGTCAAGCAGCGATTCAGACGATTTTCGGCACATACGCACTGTCCGGCATGCAGGCATTCGCACAGGAGTTGCCGACCAGCTTCCAGTCGTTGCAAAAGGCGATGGGCAAAACTGGCGTTACCAACGAAATCCTAGCGGAAAAATCGAAGGGCTTGGGGCTACAGTTACAGGCGTTAAAAGCCCACTATGACACGTTGCAAAAGCAGATCGGTGAGGCGTTGAAGCCGGTGCTTGAGGTATTGGTCGGTTTGCTTAATCGACTGATGAACGCATGGAACAAGATTCCCGCCCCGATGCAGAAAAATATCATCCTATTTGCCTCCATCGCCGGTGTCGTGGCACTCGTTGGCGGCGCGATCTTAACGGCTGTCGGTACATTCGGCATGCTGACGACGGCGGCGGTCGACCTGATTCCAGCGTTGGGCGCAATTTCGGTTCCGTTTCTACCGCTAATCGCAATCATCGCAGCGGTTGTAGCGGCGGTTGCCGCGTTGCACTACGCATGGAAGCATAATCTCGGAGGCATCCAGCAGAAAACCAAGGTCGCGCTGGATTGGATTACGAAGCAATTCGATGCAGCGATGAAATACGTTGGCAAGTATGTCGCCGAGGGCATCAAGGCGGTTGTCGACTGGTGGCATAAGATGGCCCCGACATTCGAAAAAGCGATCCATAACATCTGGGCGGCTATCGTTTGGCTAGAGCCACTGTGGAAAGCGTTATGGGCGATAATCAAATTCGTGGTCAAAGAGGTATTCGACACAATCGTCTTTGTCATCAAAGCAGCGTGGAAGATCGTCAGCGGAATATTCCAGTTTTTTGGCGACTTACTCGCTGGTAACTGGAAGAAGCTATGGGGCGATTTGTGGCAAGTCATCGTAGGCGCGGTCAAGCTGATTATCGGGCTGTTCGAACTAGGGTTTGTTGGCAAGGGCATAACGTTGCTGGCGAAGTTACTCAGCCATTTTGATATCTTCGGAAAGCTGCTTAGCGCTGCATTCAAAGGTTTGGCGAAGTTGCTCGAGGATGCGTCGAAGGTGTTGTGGAAGATACTTTCGGATTTGTGGAAAGGCGGCGTACAGGCGGTCAGCGCAATTTTCGGCGGTGGCTTTAAGGTGATCCGAGACGTCTTTACGGCATTTTCGAAACTGTTCCACGGCGACATCAAGGGATTCTGGTCAGCGTTGAAAACGGCATTCATGGATGGCGTTAAGGCGATTGGCGATTTGATCGCTGGGCTATTTCGAATGTTCGATACGGTGTTTGGCGGTCTACCGATGAAGGCCCTGGCGTGGGGCGAAAACATGATTACCATGTTTATCCACGGCATCGAGTCAAAAATCGCGGGAATCGTCAACGCTGTGAAAAAGGTAGCGAATGCCGTGAAGTCGTTCCTCGGATTCCACTCGCCTACCGAAAAGGGACCGCTGGCCGACTCTGCCGAGTACATGCCGAACATGATGAAGATGTACAACGACGGTATCTCTAGTAGCCTGCCGAAATTACGAGACACGCTCGGCGGGGTCGCATTGACGCTGCAAAACACATTTGCTCCGAATCCTAACGCCATATCCAGCAATGTACGCAATCAAACGTCGATCGTGAATCAATACGCTAAGACGGCTGCACCGATGGTTAACGGGTCACGTGGGCCGGTGAATATCACGATCCAAGTCGACGGCAATGGTAAGCACAGCCGACAGTTGGGTGCGGAATTAGCGCAGGTCATTCGGACGCAGATGGCGGTCGTGTCGGCGTAGTTTCAACTGAACGCGGGGCGTCCCTAGTGGGCGCTCTTTCGTGATCACGAAGGTAGGTGTACGAATTGACGAATCACGTTCAGTTTCTAATCGATGGTGTCGACTATACGAACACCGTTTTATACGACACTGTCACCGTTGACAACAACATCGTAATGACCAGCGATACAATGGACGTCACCGCTCAGATGAATCCCGCGCTAGATACGCAAGGACGTCCAAAGTGTGGTCAGGAGATCGTTTGGCAAAACCCAGGCAACGTCATCACCGCCCCAGACGGTTCTCAGCAACCCTATCGAGAATTCGGTGGCGTGATTACCGACGTCAAAGAGGACGTAGACGGCATCTACCTAGTGTACCAGGTACACGCGAAATCCTATATTCAATGGATGGATCGACATTTGGTCACACTGTTCTACAACCAAGACAGTCCGGAGAATATTATCGCGAACAAGTCTGGGTCGCAGCCCCTCGCCCTGATACCGGCCTACGCGAACAAGAACGGGCTGACAACGTTCACTACGTATAACGTCCAATCAACGAATATCACCATCATTCCCCAGTATTTCGACTACTCGAAAGTATCCGAAGCTATGAAGCTGATCGCCGACCAGATCGAATACGGCTGGTACGTTGACTATTACCGGGACGTCCACTTTTACGCAGCCGAATCATTCACCTCTCCCCTGCCGAACAATCTGCTGGATGTTGAGAATGACACGCAGAATTATGGTGATTTGGAAATCGAGGAAAACGGTGAGCAAACGTACAACTCAATCTTTCTAAAGGGCTTCAAGACACGCTCATCCAATTTTATGGTGCTGACGTTTAATGGCGACGGCCAGACAACCCAGTGGTCATTGGGATATCGCGTCAGTTCGTTCAAGGGTGACGTCCAAGTCCAAGTGTATCCATCGCTAGCCGCGTATCAATCCGATACGTCGTTTCAATCCGGGGGCAATCCGACAGCCGGAGTTACGATGATTGTCGCACGAGACGTATTGGACGGTTCCCCCGATCAAAAGGACGCCCAAGGCACCGCCTACGTGCACTATACGCAGCATTTGCTTAGGATCGGTCAATACGCACCACCGGGCAACGCTGGTGTCGGTGCCGTACCCAGCGGATATGTTGTGGCGTGTCGCTTCCATTATATGAAGGACGCGGTATTTTCCGCCGCCGATCAAAACGCTC